GCGACGGGCTGATCACCGTGGTCAAGACCGACCCGGACTTCATTCTGGATCTCGCCGCGTAGCTCACTGGCCCGCGGTGCAGAGGACCGGACATGCGCCCACGAACCGCGTCACCTTGTACGTGTAGCCTGGCTGGGCGCGGACCATGGCGACACTGGCTTTCTTGATGGAAGTCCAGGTCGCGCATGTTTCGACCGGTGACTTCGAATAGTCGTAGTTACAAAGCGACGGGTCGCCGACGACGAATCGCCCGACGATCTTGATGCAGTTTTCGACCGGCACGTTGTAGTCGGTGAAACCAGCGGCACAGCCCGGGTACGGAGCGAGCGGGTCGACCGTGGGCCCCCCGCTGGCTCCTGCGCTCGCCGAGCCGGCAGCCCCGGCGCTGGGGTTCCCCCCGGAACCAGCGTTCCCCCCTGCGCCCGCCTGTGGGGCGACCAGCGAGCCGCCCGTTCCTCCTTCGGCTGGCGTGCCCCCCGTTCCTCCGGAGCTGCTGGCAGCCCCGCCCTGCGCCAGGGCGCCGCCAATCCCGCCGGTCGTGCCGGGTGACCCCGCCGCTCCCTGCCCTCCATGGCCAACCGCCACCTCGCCTCCCGCGGGGCTGCCCGCTGCGCTCGCCAGTCCGGCGACGCCCGCCGTCTCTTCCGGTTGGGGCTCGGCCTCGCCCTGCGCAGCGGAACAACCGAACGACAGCACCGCGACAGCGACAAGGCCTGAAAAATGAAAATTGCGCATTTGGACAAGTTTGAGCGGACCGCTTGCGGCGCGCAAGTCGGTGCCCATCGCGCGGGACAAGTGCCCTCGTGACCACGACGTTCGGGGTGACCGCCGCGGGATTCGTCGCGCCCACCGTTCAGGAACTGATCGCGCAATTCCAAACCGACCAGCTCGCAGGGGTCTCTTCCACTCTCGACGTGTCCGCCGATTCAGTGATCGGCCAGCTGAACGGCATCTACGCATTCTATTTAGCGCAGGCATGGGAGGCGCTCGCGGGCGGCTACGACGGCTTCGATCCGGACAAGGCCGAGAACGTGATGCTCACCATGCTGAGCAAGCTCACCGGAACGCCACGTGCTGCCGCAACGCAAAGCACGGTGGCGTGTATCGTCGGTGCGGACATCGGCACGACGCTCTTGGCCGGCACGCATTTCGCGAGCGTGACTAGTAAGCCGGATGTGAAATTCACTCCAAAGGTCGATTTCATCGCCGCCGCTGGCTCGACTCCTGACGTGATCTTCGTCAGCGAGAACACCGGTCCGATTCAAGCGCCCAATAACCAGCTCACTGTGATCGCGACTCCGGTCGTCGGTTGGACCTCGATCAACAACCCGCACGACGCTTTGCCGGGCGCCCTGGTCGCGACCGACTCGCAGCTTCGGATTACGCGCCAACGGGAACTCACGCGCGCGGGCTCGAGTACGATCGACGCGGTCTTTGCAAAGCTCGTCGTGCTGCTCGGGAGTGTCCCCGGAGCGTCCGTGGCGCCGTTCAACAACGTCACCGATTCGCTCGACGTGAATGGCCTGCCTCCGCACTCGTTCGAGATGGTCGTGTGGGATCCGTCGGGCTCGATCGACGACGACACGTTCGCGCAGACGATCTGGGACAACAAACCCGCGGGCATTCGGTCCTATGGAGAATCAAGCGGCACCGCTATCGATAGGACCGGTGCGACGCAGCTCGTCGCCTTTAGCAAGGCAACGCCGGTTCCGATTTACATCGACTATACGCTCGTGCCGCGCGTCACGTTCATCGGTGATCCAGCGTTCAAGATCGCCGTTGCGCTCGCGTGTTCCGAGGGCATCGTCGCCACCGAGAGCACGGGCGTGCTCACGACGCTCCTAGATCCGTTCGCAACCGGCGTGCCTGTCACGCTCTATGACTTGACGGTGGCAACGCAGGGGCTTGGCGCGCGAGTCTCCATCTGCACGTTCGGCGTCACGCCCTCTCCTGTCTCGAGCACGGATGTCGCGATTGGTGTTCGTCAAATCGCGACGTTCGATACCTCCCGCATCACCGTCACGCCATGACGCTCTCGACGTTCGCGCAGATCACTGACTATGCGGATGAGGCTGGGACCCGTCCACTCGAGCAGTACCAGGGCAAGCCGCGTCTGCTCGCTCTGCTCTTGTCGTTCGTGAACCGCTGCCAAGAACTCGAGAACGCTGCGTGGGACGTGATCATCAAGAGGATGATCGATAACGCGCACGATGCGCAGCTCGACACCATCGGCAAGATCGTCGGGCAGCTTCGTGGCGCGCAGGCTGACGACATCTATCGAATTTACATCACGGCGCGCATCCGCATCAATCGATCGCAGGGGCATCCTGACGATGTGATCGACGTGTTGCGGCTCGTCGATGCCGCCACTTTTACCTATACCGAATTTTACCCGGCTACTGCGGTCGTCGAATACGCATCCGCGCCGACTGCCGATCCGCAGGTCTTGGCCGCGCTGGCCAGGCTCGCGATTTCGGCCGGCGTACGATTCAACCTCATCGCGCAGAGCCAAACGAACGACTTCTTGCTCGGCGACGACACGGTGGGCGGGCAAGTCGACACGCAGCACGGGCTCAGCGACGAGGCGGAATCAACTGGCGGATGCCTTGCGGGCATCTGGTGATCACTGATGAACAAACCTGCAATTATCCCGACGTACGGAACCGACTCTCTTTTGATTGCTGGGCCACAAGTCGGACTGAGTGCTCGCCTCGATCCTGGCGCCGGGGTGCGCGCGCAGGGCTTCTACCAAGATCGAAAGATCCCGGCACGCGCCCTTGGCTGGATGCTCGGAGTGATCGGCGATTGGATCACGTACTTCTCCGCCCAGCAGATCAAAACCTGGAAGCTAGAGCAAACCGACTTTCTTTCGTCGATTACCGATCTTCCGATCGCTGGCTTTCCGAACTCTCCTGGCATGGTGTGGATACCGGAGCCCGGCGACGCGCAGGGCTTTTGGTACGTGTATGGCGCTAGCGTAGGGGCCGCCAACAGTCAGGCGTTGCGCTTTCCGCGCATTGGAACGGGAACGACTTTTCAACCTCCGTGTGACGCGCTCGGCAACGTCATCGCTAATGCCGATTGGTCAATCATGCTGGCGATCGGACGCGACAACGGAACGACTCTTGTCGAGGTATACAAAACAACGACACGCGCGTCTTCAGCATGGGTTGCCGTTAGCGTCGGTGGCTTGCCGCACGTTGGTGCGCCGAATCCAGTGCTGGGCTTCTCGCCGATCTCGAGCCTATTTCTAGGCATCGACGGCAGTGCGCCGGAACACTTCCTCACGAGCCCTGACGGGGTTACATGGACTGATCGTGGCGCAATCCCTGGCGCCGGTGGAAGTGACCGCGTGAAGCGTTTCGTAAGAGGCGGCAGCACGGACATCGTGATCATGACTTCGGGGAAGGTCGTGATCTCGACAAACGGTGGGCTCACCTGGGCGACGACGACGGCGACCGGTGTTACCGATGCGGCCTACGCCTCCGCTTGGGGCTGGCTCGTCAACATCTCCGGCGTTCTGTCCATCGTCAATTCTCTTTGGACGACGTTCTCTTCGACCGGGTTCGCTGCGAGCAAACTCAAAGACATCGCATCGGACGGTGCCAGCCGTTTCGTCTGGTCAAATTACGACACGACGGCGACGCCGGGTCCGGGCATTTACTACAGCGACGACGGTGGCCTCACGGCAAACTTCGTCCGGTTCTCGGCGAACGTTGAAACGAATTACATCCCATATCGCGTCGCATGGAGCGGCGAGCAGTGGGGCGTGTTCGGCTTTCCAACGACGCAGACGGCAAAGTACGGCTGGTGGACGACGGCGAAGCTCTGACCTGAAGCGCGACCAACGATGCGTTGCGCCCCAACACTTCGAATCAGGAATCGGTAACAGCAATGCCAGCACTCTCAGGGCTAGCGCTCACGCAAGAGCAGATCATCGAGATCCTCTCGCTGTACGCGACCGCCATGGATCCAATTGATGCCGTGTCCGAGGCGCCTGGATGGTGCGTGATCGGCGGGTTTCCGATGCCGACGAACGCGGACATCCGGCTCGACGTGATGGGCTCCGTCTCCGATGAGTCGCTCGTCATGACGACGCGCCTGTACGACATCACTCCGGACTGGGTGGGCCCAGTGAACGGCTCCGAGGCCCAGACAACGAGCACCACGGGCGCGGAGGTCTTCTCCGGCATCTTCACGTTGCTCGGTGGTCACCTGTACCAAGTGCAAAGCCAGGTCGTCGGCAACGTCGGCACTACTTTTTTCGGGACAGTGCTTCGCGCTGCGCCGGCAGGGATTTGAATGTCACATCAAATGCAGGCGCAGAGCGTCACGGGCGTGGTCGGCGAAAGCGTCATCGAGGGTGACGGTCAGCTGTACACGTGGGTTGTCGACAGCCCGGATTTCAGCGGCGCCGGGTTCCCGGGACCGGGCGTAGCCTTCGATGTTGTCCTCGCCTCATCGACGACTTCGTCTGATGGTGGAGGCGGCGGAGGCGGTGGCGGAACCGGCGTGAGCGTTCATGTCATCAATCAAAACGACAACATCCCGCTGGCCAATCTGGTCGACAGCCCCACACCCGGCATCTACCGCATCACCAGCTACATCGGCATGGACGTTGCTGGCACCTCG